GTCCTGAAACTTTATTGCTTCATCTTCATTATTAAATGCTACACCTTTAATATCATACATATCTTCTAGGTATCTAGCGTAGTCTCCATTAATATCTTGTGCCCAGGTGTGCATTGTAATCCACATGATATCTACTTCTCCACCACTTAATACCCCTGCCATTATTGCAATACCAACTTCTTCACTACCGATATCAGCAAACAATACAGCCAATAGTCTTTTCTTTGTATCAAACTGCCGGATGCTCTGCCATTTAGGCCATGATACTAGAAATTTATTGTTTTGTACAGTGGTTATGGGAAAGGGGGTATTGTTCATTGGAATTTTAATAAAAATATTAGGTACTTCTTTTCGTCAACAATCTCATAACCATCAGTTATGTTACCATTAATAATGTTCATTCTTATACCATATTGTCCTATAAGGTAATCTTCAAAATCATATGCGTCAAACTCTTTGTTCTGTAGCATATATTCTTTGCGTACAAGTTTTAATGCTGCCCAATAATCCCATCGTTTCTTATGCTGTTCTAATTTAGGATCATCGTCATCGTAATCTTGTATGTGAGGTATTGTTGCCATCAACTCCACCTCAACGTAAACATAATGTAATCTCTCTCATATCTAAACTTAAAACTAACTTTATTTGTATCAGTAACACACCATCTACAATGTCTTTTATATTTTCCTACATTGTTTACTAACCATTGTGTCATCTCATTGTATTTGTCAATATGTTCTGCTCTAACTGAACATTCATACCATCCCGGCTTAGTATAAGCCCATCCAAGTTTGTGGTCATAATATTCATCTATTATTGCCATCTTAATAGAAACCATTCTAAATCTTTTTTGTCACGGAACCAAAACTTAGAATTATTCATATACCATCGCATGTCAGGTGTCCATACTCCATCTACTGAAGTTGGTCCTAATGTGTCAACTATCCATGCTTCCATTTCTTTCCATTTAACACTATTCATTGGTTGTACAGTCAAATACTTTTGACCATAAACCGTACCCTCGCTAAAGTCAAAAGAATTCCATCCTAATGCAGACATTAACACCATTGCGTCAATATCTTTAGCCATTTGATCGGCTACTTGATTAATAATTTCTTCTGTTATATTCATCCCCACCTCAACATAAAATAACTAGCATTACTATCATTGTAAAAGGTAAATCTTGCATGTCGTTTCACAATAGGATCATGGCTAAAATTGTCATACTTCTCTTGGTAGTAAGCATAGTCAAAATCAACACCCTGAATATAACCCATGTTTCGTAACTCATGTCCTATTTCCATAGTTCTCTTAGCAGTAATATATAGTATAACATCAGTCACGTGTTAACTCAAATATAATAGCATCACGTTCATCCTTGAAATAGAAATCCATATATTCTTCAGTGGCGTGTGTTTCATATTTGTCTCCGGGTAACCCAAACTTCATCACCGCCCATACACAAGTTCTATTCCACTGATGTATGTCATGACCTATTTGCCATGGTATACGAACTCTAGTACCCACCGGCATTTAATAATTCCTTAACTTGTTTAACATTTGATGGATCACGATTAAACTTTAATGCCCATTGCTCTGGATTAATATAGTCCATAATCATCTTCTGATGGTCATCACGTAATGTACTTAAGAATTGCACACCACTAGAACTTTGATATAACATCCATGGACTAATTCGTCCTCTAGCAATCTCATAACATATATTGTTTGGATTACCGTAACGTAAATAATCCCTGCTTTGAATCTTTTCAGCTTCTGCTTTTTCTATTGTTATTTCAATACTACGATGTATCGCATCTAACGGATCTTCAGTACGCAAATATTCACACAAAAACTTTGTGTAATTAGTATCTTGACGCCAATTGTCAATACGAATTGAATTCTTTAACAACCAATCACTAAATCTACTAACATTGATGCATTTAATCTCTACACAATATAGGCCAAACTTAATAAACGCAAGGTAATAAGGATTCTTAATGAATTCTTCATATGTACGATTCTTTGTGCCTGCAGTATTCTTCTTATAAAACTGTAACCAAGCTTGGAAACCCACACGATTACCTTGACGGTCACGTTCTAACCATCTACGTTTAGGTTCGCATATGTGTTTAAGTACAGTACTTTCACGTTGGAACGTAGCTTTACAGAACTCACATCCATATAGTGATTTAGTTTCCTCGGTCTTTTTCATATTGCTTAATATCTTCCTCAGTCACTAATTGACTAAGAACTTCTATATCCGATTGTTTTAAGTTAGGGTATGTTTCTGCTAGATAGCATTTACGTTTATGTTCTAACACAAATGCTTTAGCAATCTCATCAATATCATCACTATCTACTTTAGGATAAATCTTAGTGTAATATTCTTTAATATCTTTAGTTTTAGCAGGTTCTTTTAATGATGTTACTTTACTACCTAAATGAGGTATCCACTGATGAAATTGTTTACCTAAGTCAGGACTACTAGCACATAACATATACCATTGCAATTTAGGATGCTTCTGTACATATTCATTAAACAAGTATTTGTTAGCATGATAGTCAACACTACGCAAGTAATAACCCTGAACATCGCCTGAACCTTTGATAGCACTCATCCAATGTGTCATCATATAGGGAACAAACTTCTTTTGTTGTTCTTCGGTTAGTCTATCATAATACCCATAATCTTTCTTGTCCATAGCCGTAAGAGCATCAAACAAGTTAAAATCTTGTGCTTCAAACTTTTCATCAACGGGAGTACTCTTTTTAGTTGCCATTATTTCTTCTACGTTTTGATTCCAATGAACTAACTTGAACGAATTCCCAGTCTATCATCGGAATATTATTTACAATCATATCATTTTTCATTTTATTAAACAAGTCTTGTGGTACCCTCTTACTATTTCCCAATTTATCAGTAACAGTAACTTTGCCGGATGATGCTTTACTCCATACTTCTCCACCTTTGTTTTCTGTTTTTTTTCCTATTTCTCTGCGTTGTTCTATGGTCAGTTTACCTAGACTATTTTTATACTTTTCTTGTCGTTGTTCTTTTGTTAAGAGCTTAAAGGTTTTTTCGTAGGATCGTTTACCGGATTCAACCATTTTTTGTTTAGTTTCAGTCGTTCTTTTAGTAACAGCATCTCTTTGTTTTTGTATTGTTTTCTGTGAGGACTTTTTTCCTTTGTTCCACGGCTCCGGCATTGTTTTGCCCCCTCCACCGTTCTCTTCCATTAAGTTTGCCCATTCATCACTTTCTATTACATTCCAAAGTTTACTAAAATGAACTCCCCACTCTTTAACTTCTTCTTTGGTATTACATTCTTTAATCACCTCAGTTAAATGCTCATATCCATGTTTTCTAAGATGTAGTCTCCAATATTTTCCTGAACCCAAATATTTATATGGATCGGATTTTGTAGTTTGACAAAGATATTTCAAGCCGGTAATAGAATGTGTTTTTACACACAAATAGTAAATAATCATGCTGGTGCTCCTATATAGCATTAGAGTAGTTGGGGTTCCTACGCCCGCGAACTACACTAATATTTATATATCAGAAAGCCATTGAATAGTCTACTATTTCACAGTTACGACTAATCTCTTTTACAAAATAAACACATCTAGGTTTAGGACCATCATCTAACGGAACACATAAGAATTGACCGTTCTTCAATCTAGGAGCATACCAGGTTACATCATGGTATATATCTATAATCTCAATCGGCACAAAACTTGGACTGAATGAACTTAATGGATTAAATTCAAATGCATTGAAGCCTCTATCATTGATACTAGTTAAGGGTAATGTTTCTAAATCGCCATGCTCTTGTTCACCAATTAGTATTTGCCAATCAACAGGCATTTTAATAGTACTGTTTCCTATCTTTAATACAAGTGCAGGACTGTTAAATGATTCTAAAAAGATTAATGGGATATAATGATAATCTACGTTTTGTGGATTACTGTTATCTAGTATCGCAAAACGTAGGTCATCAATTTCTTCGGGAAGTGTTTCTAAATTATAGAATTCGTTGTCTAGGGTTAATATACGCATAGTGTTATTATATCACATTCTTATCTATATGTCAATTTTTCTACGTCAAACGGGTAATTGGCCTCTTTATAAAAAGCCTTACGTTGAGTCAAATGCCGTTTAGCAAACTTACAACTACTGGTTATGTCGTAGATTTGTACATGGTCTTTATCTTCTGCTTTGCGAATTCCACGTCCAATACTTTGGATAACCCGAACGAAACTCTTTCCCGGCTCCAACAAAACAAGGTTAAATATCCTAGGTATATTAATGCCAACAGCCGCAACACCATATGTTGCCACAATAATTTTATTACTTGAGGTTGCAACTTCATCATATTCTTCTTTCCTCTCAACCATATTAGTAGCACCGCTGACAAACACACTACCGGGTAATCTACTAACAATCTCTTTTCCTGCATTCACCCTATCAACAAGGATCAATGTATTACCTGTATCATTAATACCGCTAATTAAACTAGCTATCTTATCTAATCGTTCACTATCTTCTAGTAAATGTTTTAATTCGCTTTGATAATTAGTAAACTCTTTACCATCTTGTAATTGCATAATGTTAACGTGACAACGTGCTAATACACCTTGATCCTGTAACTTACTAGCGGATAGTTTACCAATCACATTGCCTAAACTCACGTAAATGCTTTGTGCTTCAAACTTAGCTTTCGGGATAGTTCCTGTTAATCCCCAACGAATGGGCACTTTAGCAAATACACCAGTAAGCAATGTTTTGAGTGCATCTGCTTTTGCCATGTGAACCTCATCAACCATGACACAAACTACACCTTCAATGAAGTCACCAATATCAACTTCTGCTTCACCGGCTTTTGTTTTCTTAAGCATGTTGTTAAGACTTTGCCAAGTACAAATGGTATGTGTCTTATTATATTCTTTACGATCACCGAAGTATACACCAACATCTAATCCTAGATTAATGTAATCTGCTTCTGTTTGTGTTACTAGACTTTTATTTGGAACGATGACAATACTACGACCATACTTCTCAACACTATTAGATAATGCCGCAGTCATCAATGTTTTGCCTGCACCGGTTGCAATTTCTTGTAGTGATTGAGGGTTCTCTAAGAAGTTATTAACAAGTTCAATTTGATAATCACGTAATACTACCGGCTCACCTTCTTTAGGATGACCTTTAGGCCAGCTTTTATTTTTGAATGTATCCTCGGACACTTTGTCAAAAGTAAAGGTTGTTGTGTAATCTCTTAAATCATCTAGTTCAATATCATATCCTGCATTGTCTAGGTAAGGTAGTATTTCAGGTAACAAGTTAATGTATGTACTACCCGCTAAACTAAAATAGCTTACCTTACCATTCCATCTACCTAGTCTTACTGCAGGAAGATAACGTGCACCGGGTATTTCATACTCAAACATTTTCATCAGTGCTTTACGCTCTGATAGTTCAAGACCTTCAATCTTTACATTCACTTCGTCTTTGACGATTATTTTACATTGTTTCATTCTTTTCCAAGTTAACTGGTTGACTGTTCACCACATTGATTATCTTTGCTGTATTAGCATGATCCATATCACTTATCAATTTGAATTTGATTACTACTGGAAACTTATACTTGCTTGTATTATCATGTATCATCATTCTTCCAGAATCATTATAACGTATCCCTGCAATTTCCAATGATTGCTTTAACTCAGTTTTACACTTTATGTTAGTTGACAATCCTATTCCGGACACGGTGACATAATCACATTTGATGTTTTTTAACCAAGGTACAATATCACATATGTTTGACAATTCTACTTTGGGATTATATGAACCAGCAAATCTTTCTTCATCCGTTAGTAAAATAGTTTCATCTATATCTATACCATAGCGTACTAATTCAGCTAATGTTATTAATTCTGTGTTTAATTTAATATGTTGTATAGCGTTATCCAATGCAGAGCTAGTACATGCTATCATATAATTACCGTTAACACAAACTAATGTGGGTGTCCAGTATTTTACATCCTTGTAATACTCTTGTTGATTTAATATTTTCTTAACATTATCGCTATATCTAATTTCAGTGAAGAAAATTACAGTCATACGTAATGCTAGTTTTAGTGAAAAGGTACTCAAATCAGCAATGTAGTATTTATTGATATTATCCCATACAAAACTAGATTGACTGAGTGCCCTAAATGCTGTAATAAATGCTTTATTATAAGGTGTCTTTAGTATGATATTGTCATCTACAATACCTATGTGAGCGGATGTGTATTCATCAGTAGTTTCTACTATAAGTGTTTTCCAAGGAAGGTTTAATAATTCCTTAATAAACATTTGATTTTTCACAAATTGACGTTCATATTTTTCAATAAGTTTATCAACCAAATTTGATTGATTACTAGTGATACGTTGTTTAGATACAGTGATTTTTTCAAGGTTTTGAAGGAAGCGAATATCATACCTACTTAGTCTTAAGTTAGCAACCATGTAGTATATAAGCTGTTCTTTATTATTCAATTCAATCATTTATAAATTATACAACAAATAAAACAAAAAATCAATAAAAAAGGAGAGACCGAAGTCTCTCAAAGTGATTAACGAAGGAACAAAAAACTCTTAACGAAACGGGCTTATTGACATTGCCGTTACGCACACTGCAGGGGTTATGCTTTCATACAAGTTGTCTTAGCAAGATTCTGCCAGTTGCCGGGACTGATCTTAACTAAGTCTGCAATCTTTAAACACATACGCAAGGACACTTCACGCAATTTAGTATGATTGTCCCACATGAAGTTAATCACAGTTTGTGATTGTTCTTCATTAAAATCATAATCCTTGAACAAACCACCATCAGCATCACGATGGACCTGCTTGATACGCAACATCTTATCACGATCACCATCAATCGTCAAGTCAAGAAAGTGACAACGTGACTGCAAAGCCTCTAAGTGGTCCTGTAATTTCTTAGACTTGAGATTGCCGAATTTCAAGTTAGTGATAAAAATAGCACTACCATTGAAGTTGAAAGTATTCGGGATACCTTCTTCACGCAACAAACGTGAATCACTATTCCAGCAAATTCTACGAGTCTTGCCTGAATCAAGTGCGGCCTTAAGAATGTTCAAACTCAAGTCATCAGTAAAAACTGAATCGCAATCATCAAAAATTAACACATTCTTTGTATCAGAATACTTGTATAGTTGAGTATACAAACCCAATGCTGTCATAGCACCTTTAACAATTTGAAAACGCACACGTTTGCCTGCAAGCTTGTCAAACATACTTGCTTTCTCCATTTGTGTCTCAACACCATATGACTTGCCGACACCGGGCGGGCCTGAAACAATCATAGCACGGATATCACCGTTGATACAGGCACGTGACATTTCATCAAGGACCTCAAAACGTGTAGCAATACGATCCATTGCTTCTTGTTCTGATTCTTTCACAACTTCTTTCTTAAACTCTACTACAGCATTAGCCATAACTTTATCTCCATTTAAAAATTCAATATTATCAATCGCATCTACTAAGATTTTAATCTCAGCACTACGACCGGGAAACTGACCATCATTTTTAACAGTCACATAACTACCTTTTTTACTTGTCTGAAAACCCTTGACAAGTGTAAACACTTCACCTACAACTGCTTCATTACGATATGAACCTGACAAAATACGAACTGTAGACATAGCTTCTCCTGTGTGTTAATCAATCAATACAAGTATTATAGCACGATTGCCATTTATTGTCAAATTACGCTACCTTGCGAAAATACATATAGGGCAAGCCCAATGTATAGCACAGGTACTCATCATCACCCTGAGTGTCCTCAGCTTCGTGGATCCAGCGGATAGCTGTAGCACGGTCCTTAGCACCTGAAAACATCAGGTCACTGATACGTTTCTCAAAAGAAAAAATTGCATGTTGTTCTGACGCAACACGGATCTTTTCTTCGGCTTCAATAGCTACACCAAGGCCTTCAAACTCAGCTTCAAAATCTTCAAGGGCCCAGTGTGAGGTGTCAACACCGCGGGGGCGAACACCGTAAGCATCCTTGTACATGTCCCAGTAAAGTTCTCGGGCTTGTTCTAATTGTGTCAACTCTTCCCAAGATTTGAATTCTGTAGTCATTTCTAAGTCCTTTTCTTTACTGTCTAAGATTCTATTATAGCAGAAAGTCCATTTATTGTCAAATTTTGGCTATCAAACTAGCATGGATTTCGTTCATTTCCGACTGCTCTACATAGAAATCGGATCTAGGATCATAGTACTGGCCTTCTTTGTTGTCATAATACAACACTCTACCGGAGAAATTGAACGGTCCTTCTAATCCGTTACGTGGACCATATTTAGTACGCATGTCGTCCATTTGATACTTATCTGCAACAACTTTGTAACCCATAAAGCCCTTTTAACTGAATAAGACTCTATTGTATAGCCAAAGCCATTTAATGTCAAATTTAGGCTAATGACCAATTTAGTAACTGATAGTATTGTAATTCATCGTATTTTTTAGGATAATACGTGCCTTCAATACGCAAATGTTCATTAATGAACATTTTATCCCAAATATGTTTTAAAGGATTCTTTGGTTCAATACTAATCATATGTGCATTGCCATTACTATTTTTTAACCAATATTCAAACTGTTTTATACGTTTATTACTTTTATAAAAACTTGTAATAGGTGTCAATGTAGTGATTTGTTTAAGAGGAGGTGAATCAAAAGTAGCTAAGTCTAATTTAACTTCTCTTTTAAATGAATCAAATTTAACATCATACTCATAGAATTCAGGCAATCTAAAAATAATAGGTAACAGTTCTTCTGTAATTTTTTTATCATTACCATGAATAAATGTATTTAGGTCTTGTCTATATTTTGATAGTTTAATACCTTTAAGAGACCATAACATAATCTTTTTACTGAAGTAATCTCTAATTTCATTAGCACGAATTCTGTCAGATTCTTCTACCCTTCTGAACAAGTTATCATCTAAAAGGCTAGTGATACCCATGTAGTGTGTACTCTTATCCTTGTTATCACGTAGACGTTTCCATGCAACACTTAATGCTAATACATCTTCGGTTGATTCAATGACTTCATACCGTTTAACATAGTCACTTCTATGGATGTTTTTAAATAAGCCATTAAGATAACTATCATCCATTGTAATAGATGAGGTTGATAATGGTGATATACTTAATCCAGTTCCACCACCGGTACCGTTCAATGTTATTGTGTTACTACTGTATGTATTATTAGCCAATTGTTATGTCCTCCATACCGGCTGCCCTCAATCTAACAATATGACCCAACATAAAGTTTTTTGATTCTAGTGCCTTCATTATACCTAACCAACGATTTCTTAGTAATGCTACTTCATTGATAAGTGTTTCAAAATCTACTACTTCATCTTCACCATCAACATATTTTTCAGCATCACGGCTTGTCAATGCTCTATTATACGCTTCTAAGTATTTTTGAAAATGTTTTCGGCGAATTTTCCGTAATTGAATGTTGAGATAGTTTAATACTGCTTCTATCTCTTGTAGTTGATTAAAACGATGTTCGGTTACTCCGGGTAATGCGGCAATGTTTTTTTCAACATTGCCGTATACCTTTACCTCACTTTTTGCAGATAATAATTCATTCTCACAATGAGAGATGAAATCGGGTATCACAGCTAGATTAGTTGTGATCCTTGTGTACCAATTTGACATTTAATCCCATTCTTCTTGGTCTTCGTCTTCATCATATTCTTCGTACTCTTCACCATCATGTTGGTCAGTATAACCTTTTAATGCTTTAAGTACTTCTTTGTCATTCTTAAAAGAATCTTTAATGTCACTTGCTTCGTAATTATTATCAATTAACAAATTAATCAACGTGTCAGCCGCATCGCTACGGTCATTAAAATCAATATGGGTACGTAAGGCGTCCCATATTTCTGCTGTAAAAGCTAAACTCATTCTGTACCCTCCTCCTCAGGTGTTACAGTACTTATCTTTGTAGTTGATTTTTGACCGTACTCACTCATTACTGTATCTAAACAACCGTCACTATTTGCTTCCCAAGCTTTACGAAACTTCTTAATGATTTCACCATCAAGTGTTGTATAGACGAGACTGTTGCCTTCTTTCTTAACAAGTTCAGCTTTCTCAATCATGTCTAACAATCCTGAGTAAGGGCTCATTCCTGTTTCATAAGGAATCTTAACTTGAACTGATTCAAATGGTTTCGCATAGCGAGTTTTCATAATCTTACAGGCTGCACGAATACCTCGTACATCACTAATCTTATTACCATCTTCATCTTCTTTAAGTTTCAGTTTCTTCATAGCAACAACGATACTTGATGCGTAAACGAAACCTTGACCGCCACTGATTTTATCATCTGGATCAAACATATCTTGACTAGCATATGTGTGATTAGTAGCAACTAATCCAATACCCAATGAACCAAACATATTAACACAGTTCCGAACAAGTGCTGTTAATGCTTTGGGCTTACGACCCATGTCACCTTTCATATCACCAGCTTCAAACTGATTTACGTCAGTTGGTGTTAATAACATACCTAAACTGTCAATCACAAACAATACCTTAGGACGATCTGTTTCCGGTAATGCTTTGTAATCTTTAACGAACATAGAAATAGTTTTTCCTACTTCATCAATCATAGCCATGTTTAGTTTAAGCAACTTGTTGTCATCAGTTGATACACCAAGTGCGTGTAGCCATGCTTCGTCAAGGGCATTCTCTGAGTCAACTAAGACTACAAAGATTCCTTGTTCTTGTGCGTGTCTAACGAGGTTTCCTGAGCAGATGAACGATTTACCGGCGCCTGATTCTCCGGCAAAGACAGTAACTTTACCAAGAGGAACGCCTTTATTAAAATCGCCGCTAATGAGATAATTGAGAGCATAATTTCCTGTCGAGATCCAATCAGTAGGATCATTAAATCCTATTGATAGACCTTCAATACTTTTTGTAATGTCCTTACGGAACTTACTGATATCAAATGGTTTTGCCATTATATTCCTTTATTGTTTGTGTATACCGTTAGTATATAGGTGTAACGGTTGTTTGTCTAGTATATCTGGACATTTTTCTGCGATAGATTCTAATTCCCAGTCATTTGGGTAATGACGTAATGCGCCCCTAGCTCTATCTCTAATGATACTAGGAACACGTGGTGTTTTACCTGGATCGCATAATTCTTCCAATAGTTTTTTACCTTGCTTAATGGCTCGGTATCTTTCATCACTTGTTGTCATGGAGTTCTCCTTAGGTAGGGAGCAATGCTCCCTATTACCTTTTAAGACTTGCTTTGTCTAGCACGAATCATTGCTAGAATATCTTGTGCTTTGTCACTTGATGGTTGTGCTGTAGGAACCTTAATAGATTCAGCGGCTGCCATTGC